AGATGAAGCTTGGAGAAAAAGACAAGATGAATTATTAGGTGATCCTAGAATGGCGGCACAAGAGTGTGATTGTGATTTTAGTACATCAGGTGATATAGTATTTTACCCAGAATATATAGAATATTATGAAAAATCTTTTATTAAAGATCCACTAGAAAGAAGAGGTAATGACCAAAACTTATGGGTTTGGGAACAAGCAGATTATTCAAGAAATTATATGGTAGTAGCTGATGTATCAAGAGGCGATGGTAAAGATTATTCTGCATTCCATGTTATAGACACAGAAACAAATGTACAAGTAGCTGAATATAAAGGACAAATTGGTACTAAAGAATACGGACACTTATTAGTTGGTATAGCTACAGAATATAATGAAGCAATGTTAGTAATAGAAAATGCTAATATTGGTTGGGCTACTATACAGGTAGTAATTGATAGAGCATATCAAAATCTTTACTATTCACAAAAGAGTGGAGAAGCCAATGTTAATTCGTATTTTGATAAATATCAAGACCATACAAAAATGGTTCCTGGATTTACTATGTCATCAAGAACACGACCTATGGTGATAGGTAAATTCCAAGAATATATTGGAGATAAAGGGGTTACGATACAGTCTAAAAGATTAATAGAAGAAATGAAAACATTTATATGGCGTAATGGAAGACCAGAAGCTCAGTCAGGGTACAATGATGACTTAGTTATGGCTTTTAGTATTGCTATGTATATCCGAGATACTGCCCTTAAATTTAGACAAAGAGGTATAGATCTCACAAGACAATCGCTGGAAAATATGCAAGTTAACAGAACAGCATATCAAGGCAGTTATGGTAATAATCAAAACGTTAAAAATCCATACCAAATAGACACAAATAATGGTAAAGAAAACATTGATTGGTTATTATAATAATATTTATAACAATAATAATATATAAACATGGCAAATACTAGTGTATTTTCAAGATTAAGAAGATTATTTTCAACTGATGTAGTAATACGAAATGTAGGAGGTGATCAAATCAAAACAATAGATTCAGGACACATCCAATCTAGTGGTGAGTATGAAACTAATGCTTTAGTTGATAGATTCAATAGAGTATATTCTACAGCTCCTTCCTCTTTATATGGAGCACAATTTAATTTAAATTACAATTATTTAAGACCTCAATTATACTCTGAATACGATATAATGGATCAAGATGCTATTATAGCTTCGGCATTAGATATTTTAGCTGATGAATCTACTCTTAAAAATGATATGGGAGAAGTACTTCAAATTAGAAGTTCAAATGAAGATATACAAAAAATTCTTTATAACTTATTTTATGATGTATTAAACGTTGAGTTTAATGCTTGGATGTGGATTAGACAAATGTGTAAATATGGTGATTTTTTCCTTAAAATGGAAATATCAGAAAAATTTGGTGTTTATAATGTTATACCTTACACTGCATACCACATTGAAAGAATGGAAGGCCAAAATTCTGAAAACCCATCAGAAGTAAGATTTAGATGGAACCCAGATGGATTTGCAGGTGGTTCTTATGGTTACTATAATGTACCTAATCAAAATGTTGATGATGATAGAGGAGGTATAGTATTTGATAATTATGAAATGGCTCACTTTAGATTTGTAGCTGATGTTAATTATCTTCCTTATGGTAGAGCTTATATCGAACCAGCTAGAAAATTATTTAAACAATATACATTAATGGAAGATGCGATGTTAATTCATAGAATTGCTCGTGCCCCAGAAAAAAGAATATTTTATGTAAATGTTGGAGCTATTCCTCCAAATGAAGTAGAAGCATTTATGCAAAAAACTATTTCAAGTATGAAACGTACTCCTATGATGGATGAAAAAACAGGTGAATATAACCTGAAGTACAACATGCAAAACATGCTTGAAGATTTTTACATACCAGTTAGAGGTAATGATAATGCAACTAAAATTGATACAACACCAGGTTTATCATATGATGGTATCCAAGATGTAGAATATTTAAGAGATAAATTATTTGCAGCACTTAAAATACCTAAAGCATTTTTAGGATATGATGAAAACACAGAAGGTAAAGCTACATTAGCTGCTGAGGATATTAGGTTTGCTCGTACAATTGATAGAATACAAAGAATTATTTTATCTGAATTTAATAAAATAGCATTAGTACATTTATATACTCAAGGTTATACAGATGAAACATTGACTAATTTTGAATTGTCAATGACTACTCCATCAATTATATATGACCAAGAAAAAATTGAATTATTAAAATCAAAAACAGAATTAGCAGGTTCATTATTAGAACAAGGTTTAGTATCATCTGATTGGATTTATCATAATGTATTCCACTTTAGTGAAGATCAGTATGATGAAATGAGAGAATTAGCTAGAGAGGATGCTAAACGTAAGTTTAGAATAGAACAAATTAAAGCAGAAGGTAATGACCCAGTTACTACAGGTAAATCATATGGTACACCTCATGATTTAGCTTCATTATATGGTATGGGTAGAATGCAATCTGACCCAGCAAATGTACCCCCAGGTTATAATAAAGATGACGCTCAATTAGGAAGACCAGTTGATAGTATTACTAATAGAGGTAAACAAGAAAATAATTTTGGTAAAGACCCATTAGGTACTAAACGTATGAAAGATACAGATAAAAATGATGGTGATGGAAGACCAAGTTTAGGAGAAAGTGAAAGCGCTCATGTAACGTATTTAAAAAATAAAGAAATATTCAAATCCCTTAACAAAAAGAAATTAATTTTTGAAGAGGATGAAAATACATCTTCGTTACTTGATGAATCTCAACTAAAAAGCTAATATTTATAAATAAATATATTTTTGATGAAAATAAAACATTCAAAATTTAAAAATACTGGTATATTATTCGAATTACTAGTAAGACAAATTACAGCAGATACTTTAAAAGGAACCGATTCACCAGCAATAGATATTCTTAAAGAATACTTTGTTAAAACTCAACTAGGACGTGAGTATAAATTATATGAATCTGTATTAAAGTCTAAGGTTATATCTGAAGGTCAGGCTAATTCATTAATCTCAACATTACTTGAAAATTCTAAAAAATTCAATAGAAGTTCTTTAAAAAGAAATAAATATCAATTAATTCAAGAAATTAAAAAACATTATAATTTAGAATCTTTCTTTGGTTCTAAAATAAAAAATTATAAAGAAATAGCTTCTGTTTATAACTTAATAGAAAGTTATAATGCAAAAGAAATTACAGATTTAGATCAAATAAATAATAATAAAATAACATTATTAGAATTTCTAACAAAATCAGAAGTATCAAAACCAGCCAAAGATGAGGTAATTAATGAATTTTCAGGATATGATAAAGATTTAAGAACTTTAACTTATAGAATATTATTAGAAAAATTTAATGATAAGTATGATGATTTAAGTATAGAACAAAAAGAAATACTTAAAGAATTTATACATTCAGTTGATTCAACTCCATCATTAAGAAACTTTTATAATGAAAAAGTAAGTATATTAAAAAATACATTATCTGAAATTGCAAATAACATAAAAGATAAAGCTACTAAAATTAAAATAACAGAAGTAGCTAAATTATTAACTGAATTAAATAAAACTGATAAGGTAGATAATGATAATTTAGTTGATTTGTTACAATATTACGAACTAGTAAAAGAAATAAAAGTAGCAAATGGGGTACAAATATAAACTTAGCGAAATGTCTAAAACTGCTTCACCCGAAGCAGCAGCAAAAGAACTTGAACGTAAAGATGGAGAAAAATTCGAAGTAGGTCAAGTTACTTTCAGTGATGATGGTCAATCTAAATCAACTATATATAATATAGATGATACAACAGGAGCTATTAGTTGGAAGATTACACAATTACCTGGGTTTGATAAGTTATATGATGAAATGGATGATTTAGTTAATGTAGCTAAAAGAGTTTATGTAAAAACTAAAGATGATAAAGTATTTAGAGACATATATGAAGAAGCTCGTAAATTAAGAAATAAAACAAGAACACATCTTAGAAAAGAATACCCAGAAGAATATAAAAGAATGACTAGGATTGGTGAAGCAGCACAAAATGTTGATGTTGAATTACCTAATATAACTAAAACTAAAGCAAATAATGCAATTACTACGGTATCAGGATTTGCTGATTTTATATTAGATGCTTGGGATGCAGTAGCAGAAAAAGAACAAGAAGGTATTCAAAAGAATGCATTTATAAAACAAGCTAGAGCATTTTTAGAAAAAGCTCAAGGTGAAACTAAAGCTACACCTGTAGATGAA